CGTCGATCTACGTTGAGCCGAGCGCAAAGAAATTTGCTCGACTCAGTGCAAGGCGCAGAGGGAACCAAGCAACCTACTAGCGTTATTCAAGACCTGTCTGATCAGTACGGCTACAAGCCCGGAAAGAGAGCGGGTGCTAGAGGCCGAGGCCGGAATAAGGCAACCCCTCCCGGGATGAATATGGGCGGAGCTGCAATGAAGACCAAGGGTTACGCTAAAGGCGGTGCCGCAATGAAGACCAAAGGCGCAGCGAAAGGTGGAATCAAAAAACCATCTTCCAAAAAGACGGGATTATTTGGTCGTAGATAGTGGCCTACCTTCAGAGCAATATCCCTCACTTTAAGTGCTGGGTGCGGAAGGAGTACACGCATAACCATGAGAAGTATCATGGTGAGTTCATCCACGCGATGGCGATTGCTGTAACGACCATGCCAACTCGATGCTTGTCGTTTCAGGTAATCTTTACAGGGGCCGAAACATACGACGATGACAGCGAGCAAAACGTACATGGAGGAGCAATGTGGGCGAGGATGCCGATCACGGCTTTGGTCGCTGACACGCCACTTGACGATTGGCCTGAAGCAATGCCTGTCTGGGCTTGTCAACCTTGGGATTGCAGTTCTTATAATCACGCTACTTACGTGCTTGACCGCTGCACACCTTGCCCTTGGCTTGCTAAGATCGATGGCGAATTTTATCCAGCAAAGTATTATTTTACAGTGGATTATGCAGAAAATGAGATAGCGGATGATCCAGCTCAACACAAGCAAAGCCATATTTTAGAGTTGCTTGATGCTGGTGAGTGGACGGGCAACATCGTTGCTTTACCCAATAACAGAGTACGGGTGACGCACCCTGCTTGGTTTGAGGCTGGGGATGGTGCCCCAGACTTTAAGCCTAGTCAGCATATCCACTACTCGAAAAGTGATTTAGACTATACTCTTGACGTAAATCAGGTTTTTAACAACCTATACGCGGGTGACGAAGATGGCGGTAAGCGGAAGTAAAGATTTTGAATTAGACGTAGCAGACTATGTCGAAGAAGCGTTTGAGCGTTGTGGCTTGGAGCTTCGCACGGGCTATGATTTGAAAACCGCAAACAGGTCTTTGAACCTGATGCTTGCAGAGTGGGCCAACCGTGGCTTGAACCAGTGGACGATCAATCAAAAAACTTTGGCCATGGTCAAAGACACCACCTCCTACACCATTGACGCAGTCACCCCAACCGCGACTATCGATGTCCTTGATGTCTTTATTCGGGAAACGATCGGAGGCGTATCAACAGACGTGCCGATGACCCGCATGTCTCGGTCTGAATACGCCAATATGTCGGTCAAATCCAGCACGGGCAAGCCTAACCAGTATTTTGTGGACAAGCAGATTAGCCCGACCATCACGGTTTGGCCTGCACCTGACCAGAACTCTAAGTACGACATTTACCTTAACGTCTTGAGCCGTATGGATGATGCCGATGCTGGAGCGAATACACTGCAAATACCTTTTCGGTTTTATCCGTGCCTAGCCGCAGGTTTGGCTTACTACTTGGCCATGAAGCGAGCGCCTGACAAGGTACAGATGCTCAAAGCGTTGTACGAAGAAGAATTTCAGCGAGCACTGTCGCAAGACGAAGACAGAGCGTCATTTAGGGTAGCCCCTGATTTACGTGGCTACACGATAGCATAATGGCTTATGCGTCGAACAAGAGGGCATACGGAATCTGTGACATATCAGGATTTCGTTATCGCCTAAAAGATATGAAGATGACTTGGGATGGCCTTTTAGTTGGGCCAGACCAATGGTCACCAAAACACCCGCAGCTTATGCCCAAGCCTGCGCCCTTTGACCCGCAGGCATTGCAGATCACAAGGCCAGACCAAGCTGCTGATGGGAACGATAACAATTTTTTCACCGTCTACACCAATGTGGGAGATGGAATTTTGGGCACAACTTTGCAAACTTTTGGAATAACCTGTAGTGTTGGTACTGTGGAGGTAACTACGTCATGAGCTTCACTTTAGCAACGCTTAAATCGACCGTGCAGGATTACTTGCAGGTTAATGAAACCACGTTCAACAACAACCTGAACACGTTTATTCAGGAGTCTGAAAGCCGAATCTTCAAGATGGTTCAGCTCCCAGAGCAAAGAAAAAACGTGCAGGGTACGTTGACTGCGAGCAATCGGTTCTTGGCTACGCCGAGCGATTATTACGCACCGTTTTCGTTAGCGGTCATTGACGGCAATAACAAGTACCATTATCTGGATTTCAAGCACCCATCATTCATCAAGGAATACAGCCCGATCACGACGACAACTGGTCGGCCAAAGTATTACTCTCTGTTTGATGAGGCAGCATTTGAGCTGTCGCCTGTGCCAGATTCTGGTTACACGGCAGAGCTGCACTACCTGTACAAACCAGCGTCTTTGACGGCTGGCAGTGATTCAGGTACGACACTTCTGTCTACGGATCACCCTGATCCATTACTGTACGGCACCTTGGTTGAGGCTGCTGTGTTTCTCAAGGAAGCTCCTGACGTAATAGCCAACTTCGAGGCTCGTTTCAAGGAAGGCATATCTAGGATGAAGAATCTTAGCGAAGGCCGTGGAACCCGAGACGAGTACAGGTATGACTTATTACGAACAGGGGTGACCTAATTGGAACCAATAAAAGAGTTAGAAGGTAAAAAGGTAGCGATTATAGGCTTGGGCGCAAGCCAGATCGATTACGTTATAGGAAAAGAAAACAGCGTCGAGTGGGACGAGGTCTGGGTCATTAACTCTGCCCTATCCGTCTTTGAGTGCGATAGGGTCTTTATGCTTGACCCGGCAAGCCGTTTTCTTGACACCGAAGATGCGGGAAACCAAACGGAGGTTATGAGAAAACTACTGCCGAAGTTTGAAAAGCCGATTTATACGTGCGAGCTAGATGACCGAGTACCGGCGTTGGTTGAGTACCCTCTAGAAGAGGTCATCAAGGATCAGCGTTGCGCTTACATGAACACAACGGTTGCTTACTCGCTGGCTTTTGCGGCGTATAACAAGGTCGGTTCTGTTGACCTGTTTGGGATGGATTTTAGCTATAAGAATAACTTGCACTTTGCTGAAGCTGGCAGGGCATGTTTAGAGTTCTGGATATGCAAGATGATTGCCATTGGCATAAAGGTTGGGGTTAGCCCAAGGTCGTCGTTGCTAGACCAGAACGTGCCCCTTCAAGAGAGGCTTTATGGATACCACCGACTGGCTAATCCAAAGGTGGCAATGCCAAACCCAGAGGGTGAGTGGGTTGTTTGTGATCGGTCTGAGTTGGCTCAGATGGTCAAGAAGCACAATCTAGAGACGGTGGAGTTGCCGTCATCACCAGAACCGTACAAGGGGTAGTCATATGTCGCAGGGAGATTTTCAGTTAGGACAGGTAATGGTTTCTACCACCGACAATCGCGGCCATGACGTGGATTTTTGGGCAAAAGAAACAACGAAAAAGATACTAGGTATTTCGGAAGAGGCAGCGCCTCACATTCGTTTGCAGGCGGAGGCTTTCCGAGATCAAGTTTATACCTTAATATGGATGGGTATGAAAAACGCTGTAGCTTCTGACCGTGTAACAATTAGAGGCTTATTAGCATCTCAAGGGCATGAAGACATGGCAAAAATAATCAAGGAGCTTTGACATGGCAATCACCAGTGCGATTCCTACCAGCTTTAAGCAAGAGTTGCTAGTAGGTACACATAACTTTACAGCCTCTACCGGAGACGCATTTAAGCTTGCGCTTTACACGTCTAGCGCGACTTTAGGCGCTGCGACTACGGCTTTTACCACAACCGGCCAAGCTAGTGGCACAAACTATACGTCGGGCGGTGGAACCATAACATCGGTTACCCCAACCACTAGCGGGACGGTCGCCCTGTGTGATTTTGCCGACAAAACTTTTGGTACGGCAACAATCACGGCGAGGGGCTGTATGATCTACAATGACACCCAGTCGGACAAGGCTTGCGCGGTAATCGACTTCGGTGGCGACAAGACCAGCACTGCTGGCGACTTCACCATCGTCTTCCCTAGCCCAACGGCTACCGGCGCGATCATACGGTTGGCGTAATGGCTCATGCCGCTACAGACACTAGATTTTCAACCCGGCATCGACAAGGAAGGTACTGATTATTCAGCAAAAGGCGGCTGGGTAGATGGTAACCTCGTTCGGTTTAAAAAGGGCCGAGTCGAGAAGGTTGGTGGCTGGCTAAAGCTGGGCACCAACTATTACCTCGGCGTGGGTCGGGCGCTGCACTCTTGGATTAGTCTTGGGGGTGTGCGCTACCTCGGTGTTGGTTCTACGTGGAAGTATTATATCGAAGAAGGCAACAGCTACTACGATATAACCCCTATCAGAGCGACAACATCTGCTGG